AGCTGCTGGTCAGTATGCATCTGCGTTGTTAACTAATTTAGCAGTTCCAGGTGTTGTATTATCTCCTAGAAATGATGCAATGGGTGGTCCTACTAGAGAAGAAGCAGAAGCTATTGCTCAATCATACAAACAAAAGTTTGGTGGAGCTAATAGAGGTTCTCCAATGGTTTTATCTGGTTCAATGGCTGTAGAAGTTGTTTCTTTTTCACCAGACCAAATGAAATTACAAGAACTTAGAAGACTACCAGAAGAAAGAGTTTCTGCTGTTTTAGGTGTACCAGCAATTCTTGCTGGACTCGGAGCTGGTTTGGACGCAGCTACTTACAACAATACTGCTGAACTTAGAGAATTTTTTACAGAACAAAAACTAGTTCCTTTATGGAAAACAGTTGCTAATGAATTAACACATCAATTATTAATACCAGATTTTAATGACTCAAGTTTAATGTGTGATTATGACGTTATGAATGTACGTGCCTTACAAACTGACATGGATGCTCTTTATAAAAGAGTAAACATGGGTGTTTCAGGTGGTTGGATAACAATCGGTGAAGCTAGAAAAGTAGTTGGTTTGGATGTCGATGATAAGCACGAAGTATATTTACGACCATTAAACATGTTACAAGTACCTGCTGATGGCTCTGAACCAATAGTAGAAGAACCAAAAGAAGAACCAGACGAGGAACCAAAGTTAGAAGCTGCTTCATCAGAAGCAAGTTACGAAGCTAAAATGTTAAGACAAATATTTGATTCCAAAATGGATAGTGTAGATGCCGCACCAGAGACAACAAGACAAACTATTGCTACGACACCTTCAAGAAACATGGACATGTTTACTACTAGAGAAGCTGCTGAAGAAAGAGCAATACAAATGGGTTGTGAAGGTTCTCATACTCATAAAATAGAAGGTATAACTTATTACATGCCTTGTAATTCTCATGAGAGTTTTGAAAATACTAAAAAATCTTTTATAGATGGTATTATAGAAGAATTAAAGGTTTCTACAGAAGAAGCTGAAGTAGTTATGGAACAAATCTTTGAAATGGAACCAGAAAATATTAAAAACGAAAAACCTAAAAAAGACAGAACTAACTTTCCAAGTCCTGGTGACGATAAACTTGTAAGAATATCAAATTCAAAATATAAAATGTTTCCTTATGGTTATGCAAAAAACCTAAAAGAGAATTACCCAGAAATATGGAGACGAGGTGGAAATGGAGGAAATCCTCCTACCTCATTTACAGGTAATGATGCTTTTAACAGATGGGGTAAATACCAATCTGGTGATAGAAGTGAATCAGTACTTAACTGGGTACGTAGAAGAGAACGCTTTATGGGAAGACATCAAAACAACAACAGATTAGCTGGTGTTGTTGCCGCTATTAAATGGGGTGGTGTTCTTAACATGGGTGTTCCTGCTATGAAAAAAGTTATTTCTGACCAAAAAAAAGTAGTACGTGAAAGGCGAAAAGAAGCCTATGAACTTGCTAATAAAATTGCTGATGAAAATGCTGCTAAAGCAGTATCAGCTAGAATCAGAAAAACACTAAGTAATAAAGTTGAAGAACACAACTCAAAAAATCCAAAACACAAAGCTAATCTTAGAACATTAATTTCTGTGTTTCGTAGAGGTGTAGGTGCTTATCGTACAAGCCCTGGTTCAGTTAGAGGTAATGTTACATCTGCCGACCAGTGGGGCGTAGCCAGAGTTAACGGGTTCCTTCATGCATTGAGAACTGGAAGATTTAAAAGAAAACCTTATGACCAGGATTTACTTCCTTCATCACACCCACTCTCATCTAAAAAGGGCAATGATGAATCAAAAGCAAGTTCTGTTCGTGTAGGACAATCTGTAAGTTGGTCAATCAATAAGGACCCCGACCCACCTTCAACAGTTCATGGTGTCGTAACAAGTGTCAATGGAAAAGACTCAGAAGCTACTATGTTAGTTTGGGCAATAATGGAAGATGGTAGCCATAAGAAGACTGATAGAAAAGTTACTATGCCTATCTCTAAGTTGACAGTTATTAAAGACATTACTAAATAATACCACGCACTTCTTAACTATTTGTTATATTTATTAATATATGCACCTAAATAAATCTGTTAACAGTTTATATAGGAGATACACTCGTGAGTGAAATTAAAAATATCGACTTAGAATTTAAAGCGGACGGTGAAGGTAAAGTTTCTGCTGTATTCTCAGTTTTCAATACATTAGATAGTGACGGAGACGTAGTAGTCCCAGAAGCTATAAAATCAGGATTTAAATCAGGTTCAGTTCCAATGGTATGGGCTCATAAATGGGATATGCCAATTGGAAAAGGTGCAATCAAACAAGATGGCGATAAAGCTACTTTTGAAGGTGAATTTTTCATGGACACAGAATCTGGTAAAGAAGCATACAATTTAGTTAAAGCTATGGGAGACCTGCAACAATGGTCTTTTGGTTACAGAGTTAACGATTCAGAAAGAGGTAAATTCAAGAGCGGTGATACGGATGTTGACGCAAGATACTTAAAAGACTTATCAGTCTATGAGGTATCTCCTGTTCTAGTAGGTGCTAATCAAGATACATACACAATGGCTATTAAATCTAATAAAGAACTATTAGAAGAAATGGCTTCTGAAAAAGGTGTACTTGGACATTCTACATTTTTAGAAAACGAAGAATCAGAGGAAGAAGTTGAAGAAGAGAAATCAGGTTGCGATTGCAACTGTTCAACACCTCTAGTAGATAATCCATCAGATGAAAAAAGTTATGGACATTGTGACTATAACAAAACTGGTAAATGTGCCAAAGATATGAAAAAGTCTGATGATGAAGAAGTTTCAGAAAAAGGAAAACCTTTTTCAGAAGAAGTCAAAGACGTGCTTGCTGCGTTGAAAGACTTGATGACACGAACTAACGCCATTGCGATGTTACGTGCCAAAGATGGAAGGAAAATAGGCGTTAAGGCTACTGAAGCACTCAGGACAGTTCAGGACGACTTACAAGAAGCTTGGACCGAATTGGACCAATTTATTGATAATGTCGGAACCGAAGGTGCTTTAGAACTTGACTTAGAAGAAGAACAATCTGAAGAAGTTGAAGAATTTGTTGATGAAGCAAATAACTCAACTGACGTTGTTGAAGCAGAGCCAGAGACAGAAGAAGAAGTAGTAGAGGAACCTACTGCTGAACCAGAAGTTGAAGCTGAGATTGCTGAAGACACTCCAGAAGATAACACTGATTCAGTTGAGTCTGAAGACCTTGATGAAGAAGTGTGGGCAGAATCTCAAAGACTAATAGCTGATGCTGTTGTTGCTGAGGCTTCTGACGACGAACAAGTATAAGAATATCTAATAGGAGATAATTACAGTGAGTAAAGTAGAAGAGCTTAGAGAAAATATCGCTAAGTCACGTGAAGAACTTAAATCTGTATTTGATGCTCCAGCTGAAGAAGGCAAATACTCTCATGACCAAAAAGAAAAAATTAAAGGTCTTAATGAGGAACTTGCTGGTTCATTAGACGAGCTAAAGATTGAAGAATCTAAAGCTGCTAATGAAAAAGCTATGGAAGTTAGCAACGAAGTTGTTAATGAACTTCCTGTAGCCGAAGAAGCTCCAGCTGGCGTTAAAACAATAGGTGAGCAATTCACAAACACTGATGCTTATGCAAAATACATGAGCAATGGTGTTAAAGGCGTAGATTCTCAAGCAGAATTTAAAACAACATTAAATACCACAGGTTATCCACCAGAGTCATTAAGAGCACCTGGAATATTAGAGACCGCTCTAAGAGACCCAAATGCAATAATTGGATTGTTTGACCAAATCAATACAGACCAAAATGCATATGTATATCTTGAAGAGACAACATTCACAAACAATGCAGGTGAAATTGCAGAAGCAGGAGACATCTCCTCTGCAAACGAAGGTGCATTGGCATTTACAGAGAGAACAGAAAGCATTCGCAAGATTGCTACTTTCTTACCTGTAACTGATGAATTGTTGGCTGACGTTTCTGGTATCCAAGGTTATGTTAATTCACGTCTCACCACAATGATGAGATTAAGAATGGACAACCAATTACTAAACGGTAATGGTTCAGCTCCAAACTTGACTGGTGTATTACAAAAATCTGGTATTAACACATTTGACTACTCTGCATATTCTGGAGAGTTAAGCAGACTTGGACAAGTGTATCAAGCAATTACAGAAATCAGAAAAGACGCTTTCGTCGAACCTGATTCAGTTGTTATGCACCCAAGTGACTGGTATCAAATCGTTACAGCAGTAACAGACCAAGCAGGAACATCCTCAGCTGGTTATGCAAGCAAAAACCCATTAATCGTCGCCGCTGGTGGCTTTGGTGGAGACGTAGCTGCAAAACTTTGGGGTCTAAATGTAGTTCCAAGCACAGCAATCGCAGAAGGTACCGCATTAGTCGGTAAATTCGGTGGTGGCGATGCTGCTCAAATTGTTACTCGACAAGGTGTAGACCTTGCTATATCTGACAGCCATAGTGACTTCTTTGCGAAGAATCAACTAGCTATCAGATTAACCATGAGAATGGGCTTTGTGGTCTATAAACCAACAGCTTTCTGTTCTATAACAAACTTCTAAGTTTGATTTAGACGATAGTTTAGATAAGGGCTTCTTCGGAAGCCCTTTTCTTTTAACAATATAGGAGAAAATAATACCAAATAATTTGGTTTAATAAGTTAGGATTAATCATTATGTATACAATTCCAGAAAAGAACATTTATAAGCTACCTGACGGAAAGCTATGGGAAGGTGACGCAAATGATGTGCCATATTCTCAAGCAGACCTAATTGCTAAAGCTGGTAAAGAATACCCTACTGATTGGCTCAAAGAGCAAGGTTGGGGTAAAAAAGCTAAAGCTGAG